GTTACGTACTTAATGACGTTTCCGCGAATATAATCCAGATCGTTTTTGTAAATAAACTCAACTGGCTGTATCGGCAACTTGTAATGACTGCCCCCTACCTGTTTATTTAATGCTTTTGACATTCTTCTTCTCCTTGCACTGTAACCTCTTCTGGACAATGTAGATCGCACCTAGCACAAATACCGTAGCCACAGCCATCATCCCCAAGCCAGTACTCAAGAGACTGTCCGCAATCACAGAATAGTTTGTTAAGAGTAATTGTCCCTGAGTGTAGTTTAATAACATTACTCATCCTTGAGGCTCGGAACAACGGTTTTTCTAGAATGCTCTCCTGCTGTGCAATGATATGTTATTGCGTGAGCCGCCCTCCAACTGACATAGCCGCCTCTAGCCGCGTAAGCATCGCTACCTGCAATTGTCGGGTGACGTTCTACGATAGCACCCCCCTGCTCAGACATATCTTGCTCAGTGTGGTGATAATGCCCTGTATGAATATAGCAATATTTAGAATTACCCCACATAGCCCTGTAACGTGGCTCTGAACTAAATAAGGTTGGCAGTGCTGAGTTTTTCTTTTTATGTCCATGATGAAAGCCCAACATGATTTCGCCATGCAAGTGAGCGTAATATGGAAACTCAGTATCATCTACTTCTAATCGAGGGTTATTCCTGTAGATTACCTTAGCGGCTTTTCTCAGCCACGCAGACCCAGATTCATCGTGGTTGCCTTCACATACTAGTAGCTTGACCTTCTTATGCTTAGACAGCAGTATTTCAATACATTGCATCGTGATAGTTAAAGCCATTTCTATTAGCTTTCCATATCGCGTGTCTGCGTCAAGTACGTGTTTAGAAGCAGGAGTCACTGCTAACAATCCATCCCAGTGTAAAAAATCACCCTGTAGATTTAGTATTGCTGTTTCGCTGTTAGGTGAGCCGTCTGCCATTCGGGTAATCGCAGACAATGCTTCATGCTCCGCTATAGACATATCCCAAGCATCACCAGTTTCGGCTTGCCATGAATACATTCCCAAGTGAAAATCCGTTAAGGTATAAAGCGTTAATAGTTCTGAGTCATGTCCTTTAGGCGTTTTAATCTTAGGGGCAGGTTTCCATTCAAATCCCTCGATAGCTTCTATGACTTCTGACAGGCTAATTGACTTGCCTTTTTCTTGTCTTACATACTGCCCTTGTAGATTACCCTCTCCATCATATCTGCTTGTAACAAACTTAGTGTTAAAGCCTTCCATAGTGCGATGGTCTACATCTCTATGGGGGGCTACTCCGTTGGATGCGGCTATCTTTTCTAGTCGAACTATCATTTTATCGACGGTTCGTCTGTCACACTTTAGTTCTTTGGCGGCTTTTGTAGCGGAGCCATTTTTAATAACGGCATTGACTACTTCTTTTTGTCTTTCAGTTGTTGTAAATTCTATGAGCGTTCTGGGGTCAGCCTTAATCATTCAACTCTCCTGTTGGTTTTTCAGCTTTTGATACTCGGAATTCTCTGGTACTTCTAAGAATATTCCGTTGTCCCTCGCCCAACTATAACACTGATCCAAAAAATACACCATTTCGCCAACATCCAGATCACTGGTGTGCTTTACCTGATTCTTAATTACTGTCTTACCTATTTTGATATCTTCTGTCCCTAAAAACCTTTGCTTCATCATTAGCTTCATATTCTCAGGCGTAGCTGTTGGGACTTTCTTAATGAACTTTTCAGACATGGTTTTACACCACACATGGAACAGAGCGTTCTGATTTAGGCTTCTTGGGTTCGTGTAAGGCTTTAAAGTTACGCAGAGAGGTTTTGCATAATCCCAATCATTGACTCGTTTAATAAGAAAAGGCAACCGCTTCTCTACCTCAAGCAAGTTGCCTATCCTAATAAAATCTCCCTGACTCATACTAGCTTCCGCGTAAGCCACTTCTGAGATAGTGTCGTATTTACCTTAACCTTCTTTTTTCTCAGTGTTCTACCGCAGTGACTTTTAACCAACTCATCGTCTGTACATATATCACTACCGTTAAGCCTGTATCGAATCGCTGTATCTGACAGTCCAGTTATCTCAGACAATCGTTTAATAGTGTAGTATCGACCATGTACCAAGTCTGGCTTATTGCCCTCATACCGTATTTGTTTTGCTTGACTAGATGCGCTCACGTATTTCTCCATCGTAATAGTAACCAAATTTATTTAAGTAGAACTCCTTCATCATCTGAACCTCATCAGGATCAACCCAAGTGACATCAGCCATTTGCATCTCTAAGGTTTTGGCTCTTATGCTGTCAGGTTTATTATATTTCTTAGCAATAGGGGAACTGCCTCCCTGCTCTTGTGATCTAGATAACCAAGAGTTCACAAAGCGTTTTATTCCTGTGGGTTTTTTTCTGCGAGTTGGATTAGCATCTAGCCAAGATTCCATCGCCATCAGTTCTTGGTATACATCGACCTTGGAAAGGCGCGTTGCCAAGCAATAATGTCAGTCTCTTCTGGTTGCCAGTTGTCGCCATTATTAAGAATCATTTAAGCCACCATATCTGGAGTTATCTCAAGACCGTTAGCAGGGCGACTTGCGCTTTTCTGTTCTCGAACCCTAAAAAAACCCTCATACTTAGGCCACATTTTCATAAATCTTCTGGCATAGAATGGGCGTATATTGTTATTAATCTTAAACTCAACAATGCCATCACCACCGACATTGCTTAAATCCCATCTTATCCTCTCCATAACTGTGTAAACAGAATAATTCTTGTACCCTTTGTTGATGCGGTCAAATGTAAATTCTAGAAACTTATCCCAAACCTCTGGGTGATCTTGATGAAATTGATTTGCTTGCTCTTGTAATTCGTCTAGTCTTGTTTTCATGTGAACCTCCTACAGTTCTATTAAATCATCGTTTAAATTGTGTTGAAATTATTAATCTTCCCACCCAGATAGCTTTAGATGAATGTCGTGCATTGATGCAAAATCTATATCACAATATTTGCCACTGACTTGTACGCTAACACCTTCATCTTCAAAGCATTCACAATCAGTGCTAAACAACATAAACCCATCATCACCATCAGTATAAATACAACCTAAATAACCGTCTTCAGATATAAAAGTTTTATAATCCGCGTTAAATGTTTGCGTCCAACTCATAAACTTTTGCTCGGTCATTCCAATTAAATTGCATACATCTTTATGTTTAATACTCATTTTAATCTCCTATGGCTCGGTCAAGCCTCGCCCGTTTTATTGATAAATTGTTTCTTATTATTTTCTTTGTTTATTTTATGTAACTTTTTAAAAGACGTTTTAACCCTTTTACTTCCAAAAGTAAATTTACGGTCTGAGGGACTATGCGACTCAGCGGTTACTTCGTATTCGTATCGGATATCCAACCTATCTACAATCTAAAACCGATTAAATTGTAGGGCTATGTCTGGAGGGTCAACCACGCTCTGACGTTTTATCTAAGGAGTTCGTCAGCCTCTAGCCCGAATACTGTCTTAATTAAAAATCATTTTTACAAAAAGGTAAACCTAAACCTTATACCCAAAAGTTATAAAAGACTCTAGGCTTATATCCAAAGCATCACATACACGCTGAATAGTATGCAGTTTCATATTAGATTGGGTGCGCCACCGTAATACTTGTTGAGGGGAAGTCTTTGCTATTTTAGCAAACTCTACGCTAGTGATTCCTTTAAGTTCTTGGGCGGCTACTACGCATTTGCCTACGTGTATTAATTTCATTGCATTAAATCCTATGTTATATTTGTTTGGTCGGTTTCCCCGATCGACAACCTCCTATGGTTTGCCCCCCGAGAGGGGGGCTTTTTAGATCAAAATGGAATATCTTCATCTAGTTCTTCAATGCTCATATCTGATTGTGGCGCACTAGCTGTAGCACCATCAACCCAGAACTTTTTAACATTCCCCAAGATCACGCTTTGTTCACCTGCATCGCGCTGTTCTTTGGATTGCTCCATTGAGATAAATCCGTTGTTGCCATATTCATCTTCTTGGTCAAGGTCAACAAAGGTTGTCATGTTTAAATAGACCCCTTTCTCCCCTTTATATAACTTAGATTTATCAATCTTGCTCACGTTGATTCTTACATTCAATCCTACTTTCATTTTAACTTCTCCACTTGGTTTAAAATTTGATTTACAGCCGCATTAACTTCAGCGGCTAACTTTGCGATGTATTCGTCATCGCGTTTAACGCGCACAAGAACGTGCCGCATTTTTGGATGA